ACCACCGCCACCACCACCGCCACCACCATCTATTGCCGGTTTCATAAGTTATTTTGGTGATATTACAACATTTGATGGTCCTAGATCGCAAGTAAGCATTGGTGTTACTGAGCCCGGTACAGGAAGTTATACTTATGTAGTTTCTGGTCCTTTTACTTTTGATACATCTACCGGGAATTCAACGACCGGAACATTGACTAGACCTGTTCCAAGTAATGCATCCATTAATTTTGTTCGACCGCACGGAGCAGGAACTCTAACAGTAACTTTTAATAGGTCAGGATATGCTACAACAAGCTATTCTGTTTCTGTCCCTGCAAGACCGGCGTAATTTCTAATCTAAAAAAAATCATCCTTCAAAAATACAACTAAATAAAGTGCGTATTTTATAGGGTGATTCAAATGAACGAAATTTTAAAACAGGCTTTAGATTTTTCCAATTATCAAACTTCTCTTTCGAATCAAAGAAAAGTTATTAAGGAAAAAGCCGAATCTCATCTAACAATTGGACACAACGGCGGAATATTTAAAATAGATAGAACCTTATTGTGCTTCGTTCAGATGTTATTAGATCAAGGCAGAGTTGAAAATGTTCCTATCATAGACATTAATGAAAATCCAATATTAATTTCTAATTTAGAAACATTTAAAAATGAAATTTTTGACAGATATTTTTCTGTTACTATGCAATATTATGAAGAATATCAAGAAATTAAAAAGAGTAGAACAACAGCACGGTTAATATCATATGAATAAAGGTGTACTACTTTTTGCACATAATAACGAAGAATTAGATTATGCCGTAATGGCACTAATCTCCGGAAGCCTTGCTAAAAAACATCTAGGGGTTCCTGTTTCTTTAGTCACTGATCCTAACACTCTAAGATGGATGAAAGAATCTGAAATTTATAATCGTGCTGTTGATTTATTTGATAAGATTATAGAAACAGATGATACTTCTTCTGCAGAGAATCTTAGAAAGTTAAAAGACGGTAATGATCAAAAAATAGTTCCTTTTAAAAATTCCAGCAGAACAAAAGCGTTTGAATTAACTCCCTACGAAAGAACCTTATTAATAGATAGCGATTTTTTGATTTTTTCTAATAATCTTAACAATTATTGGGATGTTGATAAAGATGTAATGTTAGCAGATTCTATATTCGATCTCGCTGATAAAGATAGATCCGGTTATCACGATAGATATATTTCGGATACAGGGGCCCATCTTTATTGGGCAACAACCGTTATGTTTACAAAAAATGAAAATTCTAAATTATTTTTTGAATTAGCAGAAAATATAAGAAAAAACTATCAAACATATTCTGAAGTTTACAGATTTGATAAAAGACTTTATAGAAATGACATATCTTTTAGCATAGCTAAACACATCCTCGACGGGTTTGAAACAAATACAAAAGAATCATTGCCTGCAATACCTATCACATATGATAATGATGTATTAGAAAAAGTTTCAGATGATGCTAGGTTAACATTTCTAATATCGCAAAATGGAAACTATTATACTGCAATGTCAACTAAAGATAGAGATATTCATATAATGAACAAACAAAGCATAGTAAGAAACAAAGAAAAGTTATTGGAGTTAGTATGAATTTTGGATATCTAATAATAGTTTCTAATAACGATGATTATGATTATGCAAAAATGGCTTATGGATTAGCCGTTAGTATAAAAAATACACAAAAAGAAGGTTATGATAAAGTAGCACTGGTAATCGACGATCCGTCGAAAATTGATAAATTTAAATCTCCTTGGGTATTTGATCATGTTATTAAATGGAATCAAGAAATATTTTGGAATGGTCGATCATGGATGGACAAATTATCTCCATGGGACCAAACGATATGTTTAGATGCAGATATGCTATTCACTAGAGATTACAGTCACTGGGTTGATTACTTTGTTGAAAATTGTGATCTTTATGTGGCCAATAAATCCTATACTTACAGAAATGAATTAGTAACATCTGATTTTTATAGAAAAACATTTACAGTAAACAATCTACCTAATCTCTATAGTTTTTATACTTTCTTTAAAAAAGAGTCCCAACTTGCGAATGATTTTTTCGAGCTAGGCAGATATATTATAAAAAATCCAGACCTGTTTAGTAATGAATTTTTGTTTGAATATAAACCAAAAATTGTAGGTACTGACGAGGCATTTTCGCTAAGTGCTAAAATTTTAGGTATCGAGGATCAAATAGCCTATCCTTTAGAGTTTCCAAAAGTTGTTCACATGAAAGGAATGGTACAAGGATGGCCTTGGCCTGCAGATAATTCCTACGATCATGTAGGATTTTATAAAAATAAAAAACAACAATTAAAAATCGGAAATTATCTTCAAACTGAAATAGTTCATTATGTCGAAAAAGATAGATTAAACGATGAAGTTCTATCTATATTAGAGGAAAGATTATGGAAAAAGGTCTAGACATTTTAAACATGTTTTCCAGTGCTAAACCGATCAAAATAAAATATTTCGCAGAATACAATTCTGAAACAGGCGAAATAATAAAAGTTGGTCCTGAACATGCCTTTACTGGAGTAGATCGTAAAATTGAAATTGAAGAAGATTTTGCAATCTCTATTTTAAAAGGTGAAACTAGATTTAACAAATGCTATGTTGATATCGTAAACAATCAATTATTGTTAACCGAAGATAAAAATGTAGTAGGTATCGATGATCTATTACATCGTATTGTAGATGAAAAATGGGCAGATCATGACGATCCCTATATTTTTTTAACTTATAATAAAAAAAATAAATCTATTAAAATAGAAATGACAGAAAAATATTACGGTACTAAAAAATGGCCTAAGAAATATGATAATTTTACAAAAAGGCGGGTACACTGGGCCGGAGAATCTATAATGAATTTTATTGTTACTGAATACAATGACCCAACAATAATATTTGGAACCTTTTCAGTATCGGCTAACGACCTTGTAGATAAATCTGTTACAATTCAGTTAGAAGATTTTGACAAAGAAGATTTTAGTATTTTTACTAGACGCATATTTAAAAATTATTCTATTAAAATAAAATGAAAATTGCAGAATTTGATGTTATATTTCTAAGTTATGACGAGCCTAATGCAGATTTACACTACGCTGATTTGTGTAATAAGGTACCGTGGGCTAAAAGAATACATGGAATAAAGGGCAGCGATCATGCACATAAAGCCGCAGCAGAATCCAGTGAGACTGACTGGTTCGTTTCTGTTGACGCGGATAATATTGTTGACCCTAAATTTTTTAACATTGACCTCGATATGCGAGACCCAAAGATTCAAGTTTATGGTTGGTGCGGTCGTAATAACTTAAATGGACTTCGCTACGGTAACGGCGGTCTAAAAATCTGGAAAAAAGATTTTGTTCTTAATATGAAAACTCACGAAAACTCCGATAGTGATCGTGGCCAGGTAGATTTTTGTTGGGAAGACGGCTATCGTAATTTTCCTCTAAGTTTTAGCGATAGCGTTATTACCGGAAGTCCATTCCAAGCCTGGAGAGCAGGATTCCGTGAAGGTGTTAAGATGACACTGCTTGACGGCGTAAAAGTTCCAGCGCAGGAAATACAGCAGAGAATTTGGTGGCATAATATTCATAGATTGCGTATATGGTCTACGGTCGGTTCCCATGAAGAAAATGGTATGTATGCAGTATATGGAGCAAGATTAGGAACTTGGATGGCCAATTGTACCGATTGGGACTATGTCGAAGTTAGAGATTTTGAAATACTTAGAAGTATATGGAATCAATACGGACGACCTTATGAAGAAGCAAAGCAAGACGGACTTATTGAAGCTATAAAAGATCTTGGAGAAAAAATTAAATCAAATCTAGGATTGCATTGGCCTTATCTAGATCCTGCGCAGAGTAAATTTACTTTAGATTTATATAACGAAACAATGAATCTTAACGATACTTATTTTAGAATGCCGGTGCCTGCCGATGTATGATATTTTTTTAGTTTCTTCCCATACTATAAACACCAACACCTGGAATGATTTCAAGAAAAAATATCCCTTGTCTCAAAAAATTGAGAATGTAAAAAAGTTTGAAGATATTTCTTCTAAAGCATTTACTAGGATGTTTTGGGTTGTATGGAATGATATAGAATTAGATTCTGAATTTGACTTAACAAAATATAAATCAGATCCGTGGGATGAAAAATATATACATTGTTTTATTAACGGAGATAAAAAATATCTTGGCGGAGTAATTCTTTGCCCTAAAAAAGAAAAAATATCTATCGAAGAGTTTGATCAAAGATATTACGAAAATAAAAAAGAAATTCCTATTTTGGCAAGTAAGCCTCGACCTTACGAAATATTCAATATCGAAACATACGAAGATTATAGTTCGGCATTAATTGATGCTAACACAGAAATGTTTTGGGGCGTGTGGCCCGAAATAGAAATAACAGATAAGTCAGTTTTTGAAATATATTTTGATCCTGAAAATTCTAGCTATCAATATGATAAAAATGAAAATCATGTTTTTTTAAATTTGTTTAAAGGAAAAGTTACCTATAAAAATGCTCTAACATTATTTTCAAAAAATAAACCTGTTACTAAAAAAGAAATTGACAATAGATTTATTTTAGAGAGAAAAGAAAATGATCGTATAGTTTCTAGGTCCAAACCCTATGACATTGTTTTTATAAGTTATAATGAACCCAATGCAGAAAACAATTTCAAATTATTAAAAAAGAATTTTTCTCGGGCTATGCATCTCTCCGGAATAAAAGGCATACACCAAGCACATATCGAAGCAGCCAAGTTAAGTACTACAGATATGTTTTATGTTGTTGATGCCGATGCCGAAATATTAGAAACATTTAATTTTGATATTGAATTAGAAAATTGGGAAAAAGATGCTGTTTATGTATGGAGAAGTATTAATCCTATAAATGATTTAGTTTATGGTTATGGCGGAGTAAAGTTATTACCTAGAAGATTAACTTTACAAATGAATATCGATTCTGCTGATATGACTACTTCAATAAGTAAAAAATTTATTATCAATGAAGAAGTTTCAAATTATACAAAATTCAATACAGATCCTTTTGGGGCATGGAAATCGGCATTTAGAGAGTGTGTAAAATTATCTGCTAAAATAATTACTAATCAAGTAGACGAGGAAACAGAAAACAGATTAAAGATATGGACTACAATCGGTAAAGATAAACCGTTCGGTCAGTATGCTATTCTAGGAGCTAAAATGGGTCTTGAGTATGGAAAAAAATGTCAAGATGACAAAGATGCACTGAATAGAATTAATAATTTTGATTGGTTGAGAGAAGAATTTGAAAAAATTAATTCGTAAATTGCAGAAAAGAATAATAACTGGAAAAGTAGAAAAAGTATATAGAGGATTGAAAAAAATCTTTCGGAAAAAACATATGGAAAAAAATAAAAATACATTATGCGTAATTCCTTGGGTACATCTAAATTTTGAACCCAACGGAAAAGTTGTTCCTTGTTGTTTGACCAGTCACCACAATTATTTTTCTGGAGATCTTAATCGACAGACTATTGAAGAGGTGTGGAACAGCGATAACATGAAAAACTTGAGAAAAAAGTTTTTGAATAACGAGGAACCAAAAATATGTGCCACATGTTTTGACAGAGAAAGAGTAACCGGGGAAAGCGGTCGTATCTATCATAATAGAGATTATAAAAAAGTAATAGACATAATTCCGTATATTACTGAAGAAGATGGATCAGTCCCCGAAATGAAATTAAAATATTGGGATTTTAGATTTAGTAATTTGTGTAACTTCAAATGTCGAAGTTGTGGTCCTCGATATAGCAGCGCCTGGGTTCCTGACGCAAAGAAGTTAGGCTATACAGATCAAGAAAAAATTTGGAGTATTGAACAGATCGGAAATAATACAAATTACGATTTTTTAAAACAGCAAGTTCAATATGTCGAAAGAATTTATTTTGCCGGAGGCGAGCCGTTAATGATGCCTGAGCATTGGCAAATATTGGATATGTTAGTTGAAAATAAAAAATTTAATGTTAGAATTGCATATAATACCAATGCCTCTACTTTAGTGTACAACGGAAAAAATGTTTTAGATTACTGGAAAAAATGGAACGAATGGAAAGTTGAAGTATGGCCTAGTATTGACGAAATCGGCGAACGAGCTGAATTAATAAGATCAGGAACAGTTTGGTCAAAGGTAGAAAGTAATCTTAAACAAATCACAGCTCTTGATAATGTATGGATTCGTCCAGGAATTACAGTAGGCGCATGGAATGTGAGAAGAATACCAGTTATTTTAACACATCTCATAGATATAGGAGTTATCAAGAAGAAATATAATTTCCAGAATTTCTTTTTTAATATATTACAGATGCCCGATTATTATCATGTTCATATATTACCAGATGATTATAGAAAAGAAACTATTGATGAATTAAAATCTTTTATAACGGTGTATAATAAGAAATATGAAACAACAGTGGATCATCTTTTCGATCATGTTTTACATGAATTAGAAAAGCCGTGGAATCGTATAGCTGCTAAGAAATTTGTTAATACTACAGAAGCAATAGATAATATACGAGATGAAAACATATATGCAGTAATACCTGAAATGGAATTGGTAAGAGATTCGGTACAGATTTAATTGATAGATAGGTGACCTAAATGAAAGAGTTTCAAGAAAAGCAAGTTAGATTTTATTTTAAATTAAATGACGGTTCTAATCTATCACTGACTTACAATCTCGATCCTACTAGTCTTAGAGAGCGTTGGATCACGCAAGTTAAAAATAAATTAAATGAAAAAGATCATTATTACGATTTTAAAATATCTAACAAGACCAAAACTGATTCTGAATATTTAATGAGACGATTAAATCGTGTTATTGAATCAATAAATGAATTGTATGATGATACTCTACCTTTATTTAAAATAACTTCTGAAATAGATAGAGACATTTTAAATTATTTACATGAAGAATTTGAAGAATACGGAGCACGATTAGAACAATACGATCCTTTCCTTTTTCCCGGAGGAGTCGGTGATCATTTTAATAAAGAATTACATGATTTATGGCTACGATTAAATCAATGGATTCATATAACTGAAACAGCACTGATAGAGGATGGAACAAATTTTCCAAATTTTAGTTGTCTTGTTAACATTCATCCTATCGAAATAGGAAAGAAGTTACAAGATTACGATAAGTTATTTTTAGACACTATGTTTCGTTGGGGAGAATTATATTTAGGATATAATACTTTAGGTAAAGATTATTTACATACTTTTGTTGATAATGATGTTAGAGTTGTCACCCACAATCAGGTTAAAGTACAAGAATATTTTAGTCCTGAAATTTGGTTAAACTTCGGTCCTTCCTATAGAAATAAAAAAGTTCAAGAAATGTTATTTTATGATTGGTACAAGTCTTTACCATCATCAGTAAAGGAAGCTATTCCTATTGACAATTTGAGTAAATTAGCATTAGGCAGATATTACATGGGTTCTTTAATTCTTGACAAAAGATTCCTTGACTTTCATCCGATTGTAGAAGATTGGTATTATAATGAAGAAATACAAAAAAGATGGAATTTAGAAGTTTTTTCTAAAGTAGAATCTTTAACTAAAATTGAAATCATAGAGGAAATTAACAATGTTTAGAGATAAATTAATTTTTGCAATTTTCGATAACATGGTTAAAGAGAACATAATACCTAATGGGTTCGGAATGTCTGTTGAAGAATTGGATAGACACAGACTTAGAATTCATGGAAAGGCCAATGTTAAATTTAAAATTGAAAAAATTTCTCAAAATATAATACCTATACACAAAAGTACCTATAAACATAATCCTAAGTTTTTTAAAAAGCATGGAGAAATTATATATTTTATATTTTTAAATAGAGATTTTGATCATTATATTGAATTTACAAAATATGGAATGAACTTTTGGTTAAATTTTCTCGATGAAGATACAGTTGATCTTCTTTTGAAAGAACAAATAAAAGTAGTAATAACATGTTCATTGGAAGTGTTTCCTCTAAGAGAAGCATTTCAATTTATACGGGCTACTGATAGATCAACAGACCGTCGTTTAAAATATGAAGTTTGGACACCATTTGCACCTCCTATAAAAAATAAAAAACTAATAGCTACTGTTTATAAAGAATTGTCTAAAGATGATCCATATTTTGCAAATTCATCTGTAGAAAAATTGATGAATGATTTTAATTATGATTATAAAAGATTTGAAGAAGTAGTAAAAGATGTTCCCTATTGGGAAATATATGTTAAAAAAACTTGTCCCTTAACTGATTTACAGTTAGAAAAAACTAAAAAATACATTTGTCTTTGTAGACGATATACCGATGATAGATTGTTAACTCATGCATATATAGTAGCTAACAATCTTTTAGATTTAGGATACAATAGTATCCCTGCTGTCGGTACTGTTGATAAAAATAGAAAATTATCTGATAGTGTGCAATTTTTAGGTTCTAAATTTTCTTTATTCAAAAATGAAACCGAAGCAGCTATAAATTTTTGGAAAACAAATTCTCCGGGAATTGTATTAGATCAACAACCAATTAGTGACACAGATAGAACTATATATTCTGGAAACCATAACGGATTTAAAGATCCACCAAACTTAGAAAAATATTATGCTGAAACTTATTTTAGTTTAGTAGGTGAAGGGGATACTAGACTAGGCACTTTTATGTTAACTGAAAAAATTTACCGATCTATTTTTTATAAACATATGTTTATAATAATTGGATCGTATGGAGTATTAGAGTCTTTAAAAGAAAAAGGATATAAAACTTTTGATAAACTGTGGTCTGAAAATTATGATTTAATTATAGATGATCAATTAAGATGGAAAACTGCGTTAGAACAATTTAAAGAAATAGTTACTAACAAAAATATTCATAAATTATATAGCTCTGCACTACCTATAATAGAGCATAATTATAAAAATATGATTTTACGAATAGAAAAATATCAAGCTCAATATAATTAATTTATAGTATTGAATTCGACGAATCCATGATATCTTTTTTTAGTCTTTCAATATCGATTTTAAAATCTATTTTTATTATTTCTTTTTTATACTCTGACAAAGTCTGCATGAGCTTGTCTGCAATTTGATTAGCATCGACATCTTTTAGCTGTTCTCCGATTTCTATTTTCCATACTCTGCCGTTGGCAAATTCTAGATGAATATTCTCTAGATATGCCACCGGCATTGTATTCATATACAAATCTTCAAAGACTTCGGGCCATTCTTTTACTAGATGCCTTGGCGGTTTGAATAACGGATTAGGCATCAGTAGTTTCAGCAGTCTTTACTTTCTTTTTTGGAGGATCTAGTTCGTCTGCTTGTTTACGGAGTAAGGCAGCTTCTTTATAGAGCCTATCAGCCTGACTGCGATAAGACCTAGCTAGATCTGTATCACTTAAAGGCTCAGTGTTAGATGCCTGTGCTCTTACCGATGCAGGAATGTCTGGATCAACTGCCGGGGACAAATCTTTTACC